CATCAAATGTTATGAAGGAATACCTTTCAGACATTTTAAGAGTTCCAGCAACACACATTGTTGTCAGGAAACCGGGTGAGCCCACAGAGGAATATCAAGACGCTATGCAGGTAGCAAAAAAATCAGACTTTGCAAATAAAGTAGCAGACGTTGAACAAAAATTCCAAGACAACGCACCAAATGGAAGAGGAAAAGCAGATGATTTATCTGGTGACAAGTACAACATGGGCTTATTAAGAGAATTAATGAAGACCAAAGCAGATAATACACCTATAGAAAAAGGCACAGACAACGCAGTTGGAAAAATAGCACCAAGTGAGGATGACAAAAAAGCAGGTTCTCCAGTACATCCAGGACCAGGACCGGTTAAAGGAAATCCACACCCGGCAACACTACAAGGTTTTAAACAATAAGGATATAAGTTATGGAAATGATCGACGTATTAAAAAAATTAGAAGAAATTGCACAGACTAGACCAGAACTAGTGGCAGATGCGGTAGACAATGTTTCAAGAACTAATCCAGCACAAGTAAATGATAATGCAGTAAAAGCCGAAGCTGGAATGTCAGATGTACACATCGGTGCACAGGAAGTCGTAGGAGAATATGCGGACGAAGATGGCAACTTGAAAATGCCAAAAGCAGAAACATTACAAGCAATGGCACAAGCGAAAGCAAAAGCGGCTTTCCCAGACTCATATGAAATTGAAACTGCAATGGGCATGGTCAATGACAAATTTAATGATGCAGGTCAACCAATTGAAGATATGCCAGAACCAGACATGCAATCAGAAGTTCCAACACAAGAACCAGAAGCACTAGAAGGCAATGCATTTGCACAGGCAGTAACACAAGCCAAAGCGGCAGGCATGAAAAAAGGCGACAAGTTTAAAGTCGGCGACGAAGAACACACATTAAGAGACAGCGACTTTGAAGGGGAGAGCACAAGAGATATGACTACAGAAAAAACAGAAGGTAAAATACCAGCAGGCTTAAAAGCATACCAAGATAAAAAAGCAGGCAAAGAAGACAAAAAAGAAACTGTAAAAGAATCAATACAGATTTCAACAGATTCACCACAGGAAGCATCAATGATGATGCAGATTTTAAAACTTGCAGGTGTACAACAAGTAGACCCAGCAATGATAAATCAAGAACCTGAGCATGGTTCAGACATGGATCCAGGTGCGTTGAACAAGCAAATGGATGTTCCAGATGATGATGCTATGGGCAGTATGCAGATGGCCAAAATGAGAGACATGATGACTGCACCGGCAGAAGAGAAAGCCGAGGAAACGTTTGCGAATTCATTAGGCGATGAGAAAGAGGAACCTAAAATTCAAGACACCGACACATTGGTTAACACTATGTCAGGTGGTATGAACAGACAAAAGAAAACTTATCCAAAAGTTGCTAGTGGAGACAATCCAATGGCGGCGGAAGACACAGTAACAGCTGAAAGTTTAGCAAACAGTTTGAGAGAACAGTACGAAACGTTCAAAGAAACTTACACAAAAGTTGCCGAAACAAAAGCGAAACCTGACTTCTTAGACATGGACAAAGATGGCAACAAGAAAGAACCAATGAAGAAAGCCATCAAAGACAAAGAAGCAAAGTAATACTTTTCCGGACACCCTAACAGCGTTAAATACTACATCATGGCGTATGTATCACTAGATAGCGACCAAATTAAAAAGGCGCACAAGAAACACAAATATTCTAAAACTCAGGTAGAGCAACTAGAGAAGTGCATGGATGAAAAATCAGGTCCACTGTACTTCATGAAGTCGTTCATGAAGATACAACATCCTGTCAAGGGATCAATCCCTTTCCACCCGTTCCCATACCAGGAGAGACTGATATCAAGTTACAACGACCATAGATTTTCAATTGCCATGTTACCCAGACAGACCGGTAAGACTACATGTGCATCAGGTTTCCTTATTTGGTATGCCATGTTTAGACCAGATTCACAGATACTGATCGCGGCACACAAATACGCAGGTGCATCAGACATAATGTCAAGGGTACGTTATGCATATGAGATGTTGCCCAGCTGGATCAAGGCAGGGGTCACCCAGTACAACAGGAACAGTATAGAATTTGACAATGGTTCAAAGATATCAGCAACAACAACAACTGAGAACACAGGACGGGGTATGTCACTTACACTTGTTTATTGTGATGAGTTTGCGTTCGTGCAACCACCTGAGAAGGCCAAAGAGTTTTGGACATCACTATCACCCACACTATCAACTGGTGGTAAGTGTATGATAACAAGCACACCTAACTCAGATGAAGATCAGTTTGCATTAATTTGGAAAGAAGCCAACAAAAGATTTGATGAATACGGCAATGATCAAGAAGTAGGAACCAATGGGTTCTATGCCATGAAAGCACACTGGTCAGAACACCCAGACAGGGATCAGGCATGGGCAGATGCTGAGAAGGCTAGGATTGGAGATGAGAGATTTAGGAGGGAGCATGAATGTGAATTCTTAATCTACGATGAGACACTTATCAGTTCCACCCATCTAATAGACATGGAAGCACAAGCCCCAGTCGAGGTCACTGGACAGGTACGTTGGTTTAAACGACCCACACCCGGAATGACTTACATGGTATCACTGGATCCTGCTATGGGAACAGGCGGAGACTATGCCGCAATACAGGTATTCGAACTGCCAACATTTGAACAAGTAGCAGAATGGCATCACAACACAACACCTATGAATCAGCAAGTTAGAATACTACAAAGTATTACCAAACACATTCATGATACAATAATGGAAAAAGATCAATCAGCATCACCGCAAATATTCTATTCTATGGAAAACAACTCTATAGGTGAAGCGGCATTGTTGAGAGTTATGGATATCGGTGAAGAGAATATTCCGGGCATGTTCCTGTCCGAACCTATCAGGAAAGGACACAGGAGGAAGTTCAGGAGAGGATTCAACACAACTGCTAAACACAAAATAGACGCCTGTACTAAATTCAAAGAACTAGTAGAGAACAACAAAATGAAAATTAACTCACAATTACTGCTATCAGAACTGAAGGACTTCGTTGCTTCGGGCATGAGTTTCAAAGCCAAAGCCGGACAACACGACGATCTAGTCAGTGCTTGTTTGTTAATGACACGTATGATTAAGACATTGGCTGATTTTGACCCTAAAATATTTGAAAAATGGACTGACAGAACATCAGAGCTCAAACCGATGCCTGTGTTTGGATCTTTCTATGGCTAACAAACAAACTAAATAATGCTACATGAACCCAAAAAATTCGCAAGACCTATTCAATAAGATCAGATCACAGTTCTCAAACATCAGATTAGGTGACGAGAATGGTGCCGCTACTGCAGAACCGGCCAATGCTGTGTTCTTTGAATTTGAGTTCAAAGAGGACTCCGACACGTTTGGCTCTATTAGTGTATCCATAGCAGACGGTGAAACAATGAAAGTATTCTACAACAGGAATCTAGTGGACAAGATCGACGAGGACAGCAAGGACGAGTGGTTTGCATTTCTTAAGGAACTGAAAGACTTCGCAGTAGAACATCAACTGAGATTCGATGTGCGTGATATAACTAAATCGAACCTAACGAAGCAGGACTATGAAAATCTTGCAGATACGAACAAAACGGTAAATACTGACGGAATGTCAGAAGAACTAAACAGAATCACTAAACTAGCAGGTGTTGAAAAGGCACCAGTCGCAGAAGGCCTAACTGGCACTTCAAAAAGTTCATTTGAGAATCTAAACAAAACAAAATTAATAATCAGACACAAAGGCAAAGTTGATGAGACTGTGCCTGGAGCAAGATCAAGACAGATACAATCACTGTACATCGAAAATGAAGATGGTGAAAGATTTAAATATCCAATGACTCATTTAGCAGGTGCAAGAGCCATGCAGAGACACGTGTCAAATGGTGGAAGACCACATGACGAATTTGGAGAGCACATTGTTGCAACATCAGAAGATATAGCAAAATTAAATTCATTCTCAAGATATGTTACCAATAAAGATCAATTGAATGACAATGCAGGCGACATCATTACACAGACTAAATTAAAATTAGAGAACCTAAGAGGTTACATGAAGAACATAGCTAAACAAAGTCATTACGAGGCGGCGTCAAACGATTTCAAAACAGCAGACGAACAAGTACTAGATGATGAAACAGTAAATAAATTGAGAGAGAAATTTACAATGAAAAATCTGGACAACAGAGTTGAAGATGCACTACCACTTATCAACAGAATAATGAGTGAACTAGAAACTACAACAGAACAACCAGTAGAAGAATTCAAAGACAAAGACGGCAAAGACATGGAACCAATTGACGCACCAATACAAGCACCAGTTGACCACGGTGCGGTCGTACAGAGTTTCTTGACTGATCCAGAGAACAAATTAATATTAAGAAAAGATGCATCAGCAGACAAGATGCTGTCAGCAACAAAATTCAAAGACAAGAACACAATGCTGGGATCAATACTTTCAGACATAGCTTCTAGATTGCTTACTAAATCAGGTGAGGAAGACAGGGTGGCGAACTTCGCTAGCAGAGTGGCAGACGGAATTGAACAGGAAGGTTCTAACTCATTCAAACCAGGTCCGGACTACAACAGCAACAAGAAGATCGCTGTGCAGTTGGCAAAGAGATACATCGACGACTACAAGAAGATGCAACAAGATCCAGCATACGCAGACGAAGTGAGAATGGATCCAGCAGATTTCAATCCCAAGAAAGACATCAAGGGAAAAGCGATAGGCAAAGAAACAGAAGCATTTGAATCATGGGTTGACGAAACTGTAAACGAATACGCAACTCCTAAAGACGATGAAGACAGAAAAGCAAAAATGAAGGCTATACAAGATTTGCAGATGGATCCAAACACAAGCAAAGATCCAGAACTACAGGCAGAGATCCAAAAGAGAAAAAAAGAACTTGGAATGCAGAAAGAAGAAATGGGTGGCGTGAATGAGAATCCAGAAACAGATTACGAAGGTTCAATGGATTATGAACTATCGGGTGATGATGGAGAGATGGCTTACGGTACAATACACTACAAAGCAATCAACGGTGTGGTTGATCCAAACTCACTGGACGGTAGTTATGAATACGATGGCAATCATAAAATTGACGACGACATAGCAGATGAAATGATCAAGCCGGGTGGTGAGGAACACGAAGAAGCACTTAAAGCCGCTCAAGAAGATTATGATTACGAAGTAGGACGTATGAAATCGAAATTCGAAGGCAACCAATTGGAAGGATTAACTTTCGAGGACATCAAACCTTACGTTTCAATGTACACGGACAAAGAAACGGGTAAGAAAGTAAATGCTGTGCTAGACAAAGACGGTAAAGAAGTTTTCAAAACACATGACGCGAAAGCGGCAATGGCATACCTTTCACAGAACTACGATAAACTTAAAAAAGAAGATGCAGAAGACAAAGAACAAGAAATAGCGAAAGACCAAGCAGATGCTGAGAAGATCAATACTGAACTAGACAGAATCAAACAACTAGCTAACATCCAATAATAAAACCTCCACTTTACCAATAATAGTAGTAGACAACTGATAAATATAGTTGTATATTATGTACTATATGTCTAATATACATTTAGGCAAATTAAGGCAACTTAAAACTAACAAACATAGGCACACAAGGAGGCTTACATTATGGCATCATTAGCTGAGATAAGAGCGAAGTTAAAATCCCAAGAAGTTAATCGCTCAACTTCACAAACAGGCGGAGACAACGCCATTTATCCACATTGGAATATAGCAGAAGGATCAGAAGCAGTACTTAGATTCTTACCCGATAAGGATACAAACAATACATTTTTCTGGACTGAAAGAAACATGATCAAATTACCTTTCGCAGGTATTAAAGGTCAGACTGATTCTAGACCAGTACAGGTACAAGTACCATGTATGGAGATGTATGGCAAGACATGCCCAGTACTAACGGAAGTTCGACCATGGTTCAAAGACAAGAGCATGGAAGACATGGGTAGAAAATATTGGAAAAAGAAAAGTTATATTTTCCAAGGTTTTGTTACAACAAATCCGTTGGCAGAAGACACAACACCTGAGAATCCAGTTAGAAGATTCATTATTGGACCTCAGATCTTTAACATTATTAGAAGTGCATTACTAGATCCAGAGATGGAAGAGATGCCTACTGATTATGTAAAAGGTGTTGACTTCAGAATCAACAAGACAACCAAAGGTGGTTACGCTGACTACTCAACATCAAAATGGTCAAGAAGAGAAAGAGCTCTAGACGAAGCAGAGAGAGCCGCAGTAGAAACACACGGGTTACACAACCTAGGTGACTTCAGACCAAAAGAGCCAACTGAAGCAGAAGTAAAAATAATTAAAGAGTTATTTGAGAAATCTGTAGAAGGTGAAGCTTTCGATCTTGAACAGTACGGTCAATACTACAGACCCGCAGGAATGGCTTACCAAGCTAAACCTCAAGTATCTGTACCAACAGCGAGTCCAGTAACTGAAACTGCAACTGCACCAGCGGTAGCACCAGCGACTGAATCTGCACCAGCGGCGGCACCGGCAACGGCGGCTCCAACAGGTGATAGTGCCAAGAGGGCAGAAGACATCCTGAAGTTGATTAGATCAAGACAAGCAAAATAATCTGACATTTTACCAAGGCCCTGATATTGACGTTAGGGCCTAGGTATGCTAATATATGATATACAAAGGATAAAATTATGACAAAAGTATTTGACGCAACAAAGTTTAGAAAGAGCATCACAAAATCAATCCAAGGACTGGGAATAGGATTTAGCGATCCCACTGATTGGATATCAACAGGAAATTACGCATTAAACTATTTGATGACTGGTGATTTCAACAAAGGAATTCCATTGGGCAAGGTTACTGTGTTCGCAGGAGAATCTGGAGCAGGTAAATCCTATATAGCCGCAGGAAACATTATCAAGAATGCACAGGAGCAAGGTATATTTGTTATACTTGTTGACACAGAGAACGCATTGGATGAAAAATGGTTACAGGCATTGAAAGTAGACACATCGGAAGAGAAACTTCTAAAATTAAGTATATCAATGATAGATGATGTAGCTAAAACTATCTCAGAGTTCATGAAAGGTTACAAGGAAGCACACGCAGACGACAAGGAAGGTGCTCCAAAAGTATTATTTGTAATTGATTCATTGGGCATGATGCTTACACCAACTGATGTTAATCAGTTTGAAGCAGGTGACATGAAAGGTGACCTAGGTAGAAAACCCAAGGCATTAACAGCACTTGTAAGAAACTGTGTTAACATGTTTGGTTCATGGAACGTGGGACTTGTAGCAACCAACCATACATATGCATCGCAGGATATGTTTGACCCAGACGATAAGATATCAGGTGGACAAGGATTTATCTATGCAAGTTCAATTGTCATTGCAATGAAAAAACTTAAATTAAAAGAAGACCTTGATGGTAACAAAGTCACAGATGTGAGAGGTATTAGAGCGGCTTGTAAAGTCATGAAGACAAGATATGCTAAACCTTTTGAAGGTGTGCAGGTCAAGATTCCATACGAAACAGGAATGAACCCGTACAGTGGACTAGTGGATCTATTTGAGAAGAAAGGTATACTTGTACAAACCGGAAACAGACTGAAATACATCGATAAAGCAGGCAAGGAACACATAGACTTCAGAAAACAATGGATAGGTGATAAATTAGATATGCTAATGGCAGACTTCACGGAATCTACAGACTTTGCTAATAAAGAAGTTATAGACGTACCTGAAGTAGTTGAAACAAAGCCAAAAGCAAAAACTAAAAAAGCAGAACCAATTATAGAGAAGGAATAGATGATAGACTTTACACACGAAGACATTGAACGTTTGTGGAACTCAATTATACATTACGTCCCGGAGAGACAAAAATTGGACATGGCGATTGATTTCATTAAGAGTTTAGAAGACATCGGTGTAGAGCATGATGAGATAAAAGCATCTGCAGAATATGATCCAAAACTTGAAGAAGCTGTTAACACTGTGTTCGAGGAAGATGAAGTAGACGAAGATGGATATAGCGAGGATGAATGATAAACTGGTACAACGAAGTAAGTAGAAACCTATCTAAGATACCCGACTGCGTAGCATACTACGACGCCGAACTACTAGAAGCAAAGAAACAATGCAAAGTATACGGCAATCTAGAACGTGCCAGTGCATCGTTGCCCGGCATAGTTGAAGAAAGATTCAGCCAACTGCAACACCTTGAAGCAATACTAGAATACCTGAACATAGAGCTGAGAAGATTAAGATCAAAGACCTTCAGAAAATTCCTAGAGAACTACAATAAACTATTAAGCAGTAGAGATGCAGAGAAATATGTTGATGGCGAAGACGACGTTGTTGACATGACTAAAATTATAAACGACTTCGCATTAATCCGTAATCAATGGTTAGGAATAACCAAAGGGTTAGATCAAAAACAATGGCAGATCACAAACATTGTTAAGTTGAGGGTGGCAGGGATGGAAGATGCCGATATCGGCTAGTAGAATCATATTAACAGACGTAGACGGAGTACTGCTGGAATGGGAACATCATTTCACTAAATGGTTACAACTACGATCGTACTTTGACAAAAACGGAAATAGGAATTATCCATATAAGCTATTAGATGCCAAGCATGACGACTACGACATGTCTAAAAGATTTGGAATTAGTAAAGAAACAATAAGCCAAGAGATCAGAGAGTTCAACAGGAGTGCGTGGATGGGGACACAACGACCTATGTTGGAATCACAGACATGGGTAAAACTGCTACATGCCGAGGGGTGGACCTTCGTACCAATAACATCACAGACGTCAGACATACCAGGACAGGCACTACGTAAAAAAAGATTAGGTGAATTATTTGGCGAACATGTTTTCTCAAATTACCATATATTAGGTACAGGTGCAGACAAAGACAGTGCATTAGCAAACTTCCATGACACCGGGCTGTATTGGGTCGAGGACAAGCCTAAGAACGCACTAGCAGGGCTGTCTTACGGTTTAAA